GCCGCTGGTTCTGAGATGAAAATTTCATCATCAACAACCGCCATTGAATCGGGTGGAGTAACAGGCTCAACCCGCTTTGAGAAGCAGGGAGCAATCATCGCTTCCTCGATGGTCTTGATAGACTCGACCCATTTTAGAAATTCACCGCTGTCAAAATCAGGCATTTGGGCGTTAAATAACGCCTTAGCCCAATCAGCATTGGTGCTCTCATACTGGACATCTTCCTCCAGGCCAAATGGCATCCACCTGTTGTCCAAATTTTTAAATTTGAACCCGGGTGGAGCCAAGCGGCACAAGGCAGAAAGGTATTGTCCAATCACGGGACTGTCCTTATCAGACAACCACGCCGCATAGGCTTTGTCAAATAATTTCGACGCAGCGCTAATGTTATTCGGCATGGTGATGGTGGTGTGGAACTTGGACATGAGGCGGGCGAAATCACAAACGTTTCTGTGATCGCCTTGCCAAACAGTGTGCCCATACTGTCTAGCCAGGAATTTAATTCCTACCTCCCCTCGTTCTCTAACCTCAATCGTCAATTTCTGTCCGACTGAAAGAGCGGCAGCCATGTAGATGTTTGGATCAACATCAGCAGTAATCCCATCATCACCCCCATAGATGCCCAGTTTTAACCAGGCCGCATCAGGGGTGTAATAGGTACCAGTGTCAGGATCTATCGACTTTCTAAACGCCAGAAACGCCACAAAGGCGTTATCATTGGTGTTGAAAGGCGACGTCTCCATTGAACCGGAGAGACGGCCGAGGCCGGTGTGATACAAAACACCGAGCCTCGTCCGCCCCTTTAATCCTTGCTGTGAGCGAAGAAGATCTAGAAGCTCGTCATGATAACGCGCCATAAACATGGCCATCATACACTGACGCTCAAGCTCCCTAAGTACTTCTCCGACTCTGCCATCCATTCGACTGAAATCCGTATTTCCGCCATTGAATTTAGCCCCAGAACAAATCTCCGCAACACGTTGACTTACTTCAATTGGTGTCTTGCCAAAGGCATACCAATCGAACTCTTTCAGCGTCGCAGCGAAAGCATATATAAAATACGCATACGCACGTTTATCGACGCCGTTGATGGTCGTAATGTTGCGGGGATCCGCAATGTTGG